CAAAAGGAAAGGAGATCAAAAGATGACAAAGGAAACAGCAAAAGCAATTAAGCAACTTATACCAAATCAGGACAAAGCATTAATGATGTGTTCAAGCATTAACAATGCAATTGCATTATTAAAGCTTTACAAATTATCTAATCAAGAAATCAAAACCATCATAACCGCAATGGTAATCGCATAGGAGGTAAACACATGTTAACTATCAACAAGAGAACAAATCAGGTCGAAGAATTTAATACATATGTAAACTACATGGACGATGACCTTAGAGAACGAGTCGCATGGGAAATCGCACCTTGCACCGATCAGGAATTCCTTGATCGCTACGTTGAATTACATTATGAAACATACGCAGAAGAGTTTGAAATTAACTAAGCCGGAGAAATCCGCCTTTCGGTGTTGAATTAAGGAGGAAAGGAAATGAAGATTTATGTAGTTGCACATGAAAATATTGTATGTCCAAAAGAATATAGGAAAGTTGAAATTGAAAAGGAAGAAGTAGTGCACTATATTAAAAGATCAGTAGCATATGATGATATGCTCGAAAATTTGAATGATATGGATAGTGTCGAAATCATGGAAGATGAATATGTAGCTGAACTTGTGAATGGCTGGTTAACCAATCAAGTGGAAGAATTTTATAAATTGGGTTACTATGATATTGGAGATTTTGATTTAATCATTGAGAATTAGGGCTGAAAATTCAGCCCTTTAGGAGGTAATTAAATTATGGAAGAACAAGTCACCATTCAAATTTCTTATATAGAATTAGAAGAAGTTGATCCTGCGCCTTTTATTAACAAATTAATCAATGAAGGTTATGTATCGAAATTAACTGTCCGTGAAGGAGGGAATTATATATTTTCATACTATACAGATAATGCCGATACATTTGAGAAATATATGAAAATAGAAAAAGGGGATTAAATCCCCTTTTAAGATTTTGTTACAACTAAACATTCCATTATTTTTCCGCCCCCGTAGATGTAATAATTTCCCTCAGTATGCGTAGTACTTAAATTAGTAAACTCACAATAAACGGTGTCAGGTATTGTATTTTTAAAGTAAGTTGACAAAGCTATATTTGAATTAGTTGTATTATCTTTAAAAGTTTGAATAAAGTATCTAACTGAATCATTTAGCTTAACTTCTAAATTGTTATTATTTAAAAAACTACTATAAGGGACTTGAAGTTGTTGTGTTTGTATTTTCGAACCATCAATTTTAAATGTGAGAATAGTAGTTGAAGCCGTAAATATTTCAAACTTTGTATAACTTCCTATTAATGGTGTTAATACAAAAATATAATTCCCACCTGCGTCAACTTTACTACCCCCGCCCCCAGCATGCTGGTCGACATACTGCTTTGTAGCAACTTGCATATTCTGAGTTGGATCTTCAGCAACTAATAATGAAGAGCTAACCTTTACCGTTTCAAAACTTCCAATATTCATTTGCTTCACACCATTGCCTGCGCAGGTGTAATGAATATCTGAATCAATATTAGCTAATGTGTAGGTAACGCCGTCGGTAGAAGTTGAATCATTCGTATGAATAATAGTCTGTGTCACAATACCTAAATTACCACTGTCCATTTTGGCAACCAGTCCAAAATCAACTAATTCACCTATAGAAGCAGTAGTACCAAAACGAACAGCACCAGTCAACGTACCGCCGGTTAGAGGTAAATAATTATGAATCTGCTCATAAATATCATTTTTAGCAATACTAATCTGGCCATCAACATATGATTTCGGTACGGCGTCCTGATTATTCGTAGGAGTGTTTATATTTCGGATTGTTGTTTTATTTCCAAACTGAAGCGTACCAATATTGTTCATTTCTACAATGTCAGTATTGGAGTTACCTGTAAGAACTAAATGTCCAGTACCTGTATTCTGATAGAGGGAATAATTCGCCGTTCCGAATCGAACGGAATTATTTACTCCCATATTGATATCACCTGACATCGTGCCGCCAGTCAGTGGCAGATAATCTCCAGTAGGTTTTACCCCAGCAACAGCATTATCAACGTATTCCTTGTTTGCGGCATCCATCGCATCCACGGGATCAGCAACCATAGAAATCTTTGCACCGTCAACATCAATTTCCGGATAACCTTCAAAGAGAAGCGTATTATTTCCAGCCGCAATATGACCGGTATCCATTACGATTTGATTCAGACCCATAGTCAGATTGCCGGTCATGGTATCGCCAGCTTTCTTAACATAGTCACCTTCTACCGTGGTAATGTCCTGTTTAATATTAGTGATCTCAGTATTAATGTTATTGATACTCGTCTCATTCGTAGTCACACGATTAGTAAGCGAAGCGATATCAGATGTATTTTTCGTAATATTCTTCTCTGCAGTACCCATTCTTGTCGTAAGAGCCGCAATCTGATTATTTACGTTAGTGAGTTCAGCATTAATACCAGTTACTTCACTATCCAATGTTATCTTATTTACAGCATCAAAATCATTCTGAGGATTTCCCACATTTGAAATTCTCAATGGAGAAGGCTCAAACGATAAAGGAGCGTAAAGTTTCAATCCATCTTGAAGGTTAGCAAATTTAAGGGCAACATTGCTACCAATACTCATGTTTAACATATCATTGAGATAAAGATTTCCGTATAAATGGGTATCCCTATGATCGTCGGGTTTACCAACCTGTAACCGACCCGTGTTAAGATCTCCTGATATGTCAGCGGATCCATCAACAGAAAGACCTCCATAAGAGATGGTAAGCTTACCCGACATGGTATCGCCTGCTTTTTTCACAAAAGTTTCCTTTGCTTCATCCAGAGTATCTGCGGCTTCTTTTGCGGAGTTTGCCGCATCGGTAGCGGACTGAGCCGCCTGAGAAGCAGAGTTTGCAGAAGCAACCGCACTGTTCTGGGAAGCCGTAGCAGAAGCGGCGGACTGAGAAGCAGAGTTTGCAGAAGCATCCGCACTGTTTTTCGATTCTGTAGCAGAAGCGGCGGAAGCATCTGCACTCTTTTTCGATTCTGTAGCAGAAGCGGCACTTTCCGATGCGCTACCGGCGGATGCGGCCGCGGATGTTGCGGACTCCTGTGCGGAGTTTGCCGCCGCTTGAGCTTGTGCTTTTGCGTTTTCTGCTTCGGTGTGGGCGCGATCCGCTTCCGAAGATGCTCTGTCTGCCTGATTCTGAGCTTCTAAGGCAGAAGCGGCGGCGGCATCCGCTTCCGAGCTGGCACGATCTGCCTGATTTTTCGCGTCTTCTGCGGACGCTTGCGATTTATTCGCTTCCTGTTCTGCCCGATCTGCTTGCGCTTTCGCTTCTTCCATCCATTTGTTGGTCTGTTCAAGAACCTCTTGAAACGCTTTATCAATGATCTCATAATTCTCATTCATGTCATTGATCACTTCATTGAAGTGCAGATTTGTCTTGTTCATGATCTCGTAAAACGAGAGAGACTCATCATAGATGGTCGGAATTGCTAACTGTGTATGATAGTGGATATAGCGAAGTGGGTTTAAATATCTCATAGTTACCTCCTAATAATATACCCCGAGGAAGCAATCTTCCAGCTCCTCAATAATCATCACATCAATATTTAAAAGGGTTTCTCTCCACTTTAAAATAAGATCGTTCGGGTTTACACCGTCCCAACCGGTGATTTCACGAATATAATCAGTATTCGTTTTACCCTTGACGTTATGAGTATAGTCCGTATCACGGCTATTTTCATCGGTAAAATGACGATCATAAGTAGAATCAACTTTTGTGTTTGAAGTATCGTTATAGGTTTGATCCGTTGTATTTTCTGAGGAACCGTCATTCGTTGTGTTCTCATTTCCCGAGGTGGAACGAAAATCTGTTGAGGTGGCATATAGATTATTTTCCAGATCGTTCCATGTTAACTGATTCATCGGGGTGTTGGATGCCACATCTTTTACCGTTTCGGAATAAGTTCTGGTACCTTCGTCATGTGTTTTTCCCGTCTGTTTGATATTGGTCTTGGCATCGTCGGTAAAATCAGTTAACGTATTTGCTGTATCAGAAGTTGTCGCAGTGTCATGATAGTCGCTTGATTCGTTTGATGTCTTGTCTTCGGTACGATTTTCATTTCCGAGATATTTTTCAATGTAGTTTCTTGTCCAAAGTTTTTCATATTTTACTTGTGTTGTTTCCCACAGTTGAATATAGTACGGCATGATCTCGCCGAGGGTTTGCTGTAAACGTAGTTTCCAAAATTCAACAGTTTCTTCACCAATTTCCCGGAAGTAATAATGCCGTAAAATCTTTTGGCAGAGGGTAGGTCGATAGGATTCTTCCCAGATGGGAAAATCATAGAAGATCTTTTCCCATACGGCGGGGATGATGGTATTGACATCCGTGACCCAATTATTTGGGGGTTTGGTATTGTCATTAATTACTTGGTTATATAAATATTCGCAATACCAGCGCACCATAGTTGTTGTGCTACTCACTACTGCTCACCCCCTTAGACTGCCGTGCAATTCTTTGCGTAGAGAAAGTATCATCTTCTGGATTATCCTGATGGGTATTATAAGTATAACCCTGTATATTTTCTCCGAGAATATCTGCGTAAAGGTTGGAACGAAAGTCTACGGATACGTTCGTACCAAAAAGTTCATTGAAATGTTCTACTGCTTGCCGACGAGAAACAAGACCTACATTCTGCGCCATTTCGGAATAACCTAACCCAGCGGTTACTTCATTTGATACGAGACGCTCGGTCTTTTCCGATGCTGGGGTAACGATACCAAAGGCAGATAACATTTCTTTCCACGTATTAATCTTTTGAATCTGTAACTTATCCGCAATATACGGGATATTTTGATTCAAAATTTCAATGTTATCAATCGGTGTTCCTTCCGAAGTCATAATAAACGGTTGATAGCCAAAGAACTTCTGCATTAGGTTCTTATAGGTCAGTTTCTTTTTCTCTGGTGTTTTGACAATCAGTGCGAACTTCTGCAATTCAACGTTAGACAGAATATTCATTTCAATGCTGGTCAATTTCTGCGCGAAGAGATAAGCGGTCGGTTCATCGGGTAACCAGCTTAAATTATTGAAACACAGAGCACAGTTTTTCATATCCAATTCTTTGTAGGTATAATTTACATTTGTACTATACGCTGTGACTTTTTTCGGCAGATTATAAAAATCCATCTCACCGGTAGTCGTACATTGAAGCGAGAGATATTTTTCCAGAATTTCATCGTAAAAGAAGACACATTTTCCGTTGTAAAATAGCAACCATTCGATATATCTTTCATTCATATCTTCTGGAAGATCTCTCCACTCATAGCGAGATAATGCAATATTTCGAATACGATTGTAATAATCGTGAAATATCGCGTTTTTCATCCTTAGAATTGTTTTGTCCGACCATTCTAATGGTAAACCCCTGTTTCTCAATGTCCTAACACTCCTTCATTATTATTTAGATCATAATTTCCAACATCTGTGGTATGCCAGAACGTGATCCCGTTGGATAAAATCTGCTTGATCATTCGCATATCTCCTACAGGCATGTTTCCGGTCACCGATGGTTGATCTAACTTCAGGTAGTTCCAGTATTTTCTTGTATGTAAATTAGGTACCCCGGTACTATTGACACGGTATCCAAACTTGGTGAAGTAATCATCAATTTTTACAACATAACCCCAATGCAGTCTTTTATGAATAATCCAAAAATCCATTGTTTCAATGTTGTAATTCACACCGCCGACATTATTTGCACCTTTGCTCTGGTCTGGTTGGCTTTTGACTACGGATAATCCGCCGAAAGTAGAAAGGCCGGCCTGCAATGTACCTAAACCCGCCTGAGCAATAGCTAAACCGGTTCCGACTCCCAGCCCTTTTTTGCTTCCGGCGTCACTAACAACAGAACCAGAAGCGGAAGATACCGAACCTAATGCCGAAGCTAACATACTCAAGGTAATATTCGTATCTTGCTGTGCATAGTAGTTCTCCCATACTCCAAAGTTCCAGTTACACTGAGGAAAACCGGTAAGTTTTACACCATAATCAATATTATTTTTATGTTTCATATAATATTGTGGAAACATAAAATAAGTAGGGTTTGGACCAAAAGCGAATTTAAAGCTAAATTTCATTTCCGCATTTCCGGGAATAGGGTCACTTTCAATAATATCCTCATATTTGAAATCGTAGCTTTGCCCGTCCATAGTTGTTATTGTAAAGAAATGATATGGCCAGCAAAATAACTTATTATTTTTCGGAACATAATCATCATCTAAATTAGTGTAATTAATTTCATAACTCTTTTCACGTATTACACCGTCAATAACTTCCGCCTTGTACTTCCACCCGTCTTCTGGAACCATTGAAAGCCCGGTGGCAGGAACCATGGAAATAGAATTAATTGCACCGGCTTTTCCCGATTCATTCATCTTTTTCAACCATTCATTTAAAGCTTCCAGACAGGCGGAAGGGTTTTGATAAATAGGAAAAGCAATATATTTTAAACCTTGATAGGTATTTTGAATCATTTCCCCCTCTCGCACTTCGTCGTCCTGATCACAGTCTTCCGAGGTAGCGATTAATACGACAGAGGAATAATCTTTCGATAAATCAGAAGAGGTACCACCAAACAGCCCCGATGGTTCTATTTTGTAATATTCATATCTCTGCATGAAATTCAGACCTTCTTCTACCACATTTCGTGAGATGGTATCATCCGCAACGTGCATCCGCTCGATAAAGGATTTTTTAATTTCAAAATCGAAAAGCCATGTTTGCATGACATCAATTTCAAAAGTAATTGCCGTGCAATTTTCGTTGATATACAAAATATCGGAAATAAAGGCATAAAGCCACTTATTACCAAACCCTCCATTCTGAAAACATAGATAGTTACAATCATAGAAATAATCTGCTACGTCTTCCAGAAAGATTGCCCACGTAGAACTATTCGATGCCAGCCGCTGATACGTTAAACCGCTATACGTCTTTTTTGTTTTCGAAGCAAAATAGCTTTCCTGTGCAGATTTTGACGTAAACAAAATCGTGTCCGTATAGGTATTATCTAACGGAATCGACTGACATACACGAACCGTTGTCGATGGACCAATTAAAGGACGAATCATATTCTTACCTCCAATTCAGCGATAGCCTACCAAAGAATGGCAGGCTATCATATAGTAAAAGGAAAGGAGTAGAGTTAACCATTTTCCCCTGTCGAAATGGTAGTCGTCTGGCTAACTGGAAAATACTTCGATTTTGCAATAATGTTAAACGTGTTTGGAATCTTTTCATTTGCAGAAACATGTACTCGAACCTGAGTATTATTTACAACCGTCATGGTTGTTTCGGTAGATTCATTTCCGGTCATTTTCCACTCCAGAGTATCATCTACCGTACCGGTAGACTTAATTGTCGCATTGATGGTTACGTCTTCTGGAAGTTCCTTTCTCTGAATAATCGTATTGGATGGGTTCAGTGTAATTCCTGTAATCTCATTATCTGGCACTGTAAACAGAATCGCATTTGCAAAACGAGAAACAGAAAATACCGTCCACTTATGAAGGAAATAGTTCCAGTACAGTCCTTCCGGGTTGCGAACATCTTCAAACTGAAGAAGTACGTCATAGATCTGGAAAAAGCTTTCGTCACACAGAAGCAGTTTTGCTCCGGTAAGCTCACCAAAGTTATCAATCAGAATTCGTCTTCCCATGAACTCTGCTTTATCCATGTTAAATGCGGAAGCCAGTACTTCCACATCCATCATTGCATCAAATTCTGCGTCGATGAAGATAATCTGTGAACTGCGGTCCGTATAGGTCGGAACTCCCATAGCGTTGTACTGCGTGGACATAAAGGTTAGCTTATTGCTATAACCCTTTACGGTAGAAATGATTGACTTCATATTGTCCGCGGTAACCGTCGGAATTTCCACTTCATAGAATAAGCCTTTCTTTGCATATTCTACGATTAACTGTTTCATTGTAATAAATTCGTCATATTCCATACCAGAGTACAGACTGGAAATAATATCGCTTACCAGATTGTAAACACCATCCTCTGAAAGGAACGCTCTTTCCAGATCTCTTCTCTGAATCGTCGTTTTAAAGAAGTTCTGATAGTCCAGCTTATGGAAAATAGACTTTACATCCGGAATTTCACGTTTCATGAACTCCGTTTCCGCTGTCTGAGGATCGTAAATCTTTGCCTTAGCAAGAGAAGTGTATACTTCTTCAATGGTTTCTCCGTAATCAAGCATACCCTTTTTCAGCATAGCAAACGGATTCTTATAGAGACGCGAGCTAAGAATCACCTTACCAATACGGTTTACCAGTGCATCGAGGAACTCATTTGCCAGTCCCGGAAAATTGAGAACCGCAGAACCGTAAGTCTTAATATCTTCCTGCGTTGCTACAGGAACTCTTTCCTGAAAGGAAAGGGATGCGTCATTACGAATCGCATTTAAAATATCTACACCGTTTTTTGCTAATTTCACATTTTTTGGTTTTGTTGCCATTTCGCACCTCTTAATTTTCTTCTGTTACAAAGACATCATCATAAGTAAGTTCTTCTGCGCTATGCGCAGTTTCTTCCTCGTCTAATACGGTAGTGTCCGAGTTTACCGTAGATTCGCCGTTCATAAACCTTTCTACATAGCGTCTTTTTAAATCATTATAAGAATTTAAAGCATCATCTTTTTCTGCATGAGCGGAAGCTAACGCTTCATCCAACGTAACAATTTTGCCTTCTAATTCTTTGTTGTAATCAGCAATCGTTTTAACTGCGGTCAACCCTTCATCAGAATCCGCGAAGCCCTGACTTACAATGTCTAACGCTTCATATACCGTCATTTGGTTTCACCTCCTAAATTTTTCGCAAGCTGATAAATGTTATTTGCGTTCGTAAGAGCCATGCGATAGCAAATAACAATCACACGGAGCATATCTTCTGTCAAATTCAAACCTTCCCCTGTACCTTTAATTATATCAGATTTCATCAAATCTTCAATAATTTCTTTTGCGTAATCAGGAATTTCTTCTAATTTCTGATATCTTTTTTCTGCCATTTCTGTTTCCTCCTTAATTTCTTCGGCTTTATATTTTTCATAATTTGTTCGAACAAATTCCGTATTCCCACGGAATAACTTCACGGTTGTTCGGGTATCTACATGAGTAAACGTCGTATAAGTTCCAACCGTATATTTACTATGGTCATAGACATAGGTCTGCACTGCGGCTGGGGGAACTCCGGTTACCTGTATATCTGCGGCTTTTCCAAGCGTATGCTGAGAATTTGATACACCTCCAACTGACGCATTATGCGGCTTCGTGCGATATCCCGAAGTAATGACCACAGGTTTTCCAAAATATTCTCGGATTTGATCCAACAGATCGACTAAATTATCATCGATTAAAACGGTAGGATATCCATCTTTTGACTGAAATTCTCTTACTTTAAAATACTTACCCACTTGATAGTCCAAATTCGTAAAAGTACTAACCATCCGAACCTCCTGTTAAATGTACATTCGACGCCGATATGTTTTGAATGTGCGTAATATGCGCCCAATAGCCAGCTTTAAAATACTGCTGATAATTTCCAAGGATTTCATCACAACGATAAAACTCACTATCGTTAAAATACCACCATCCATTGCAATAGGAAGGAAAGTAGGTTGCGGTATACGTTTTCCCGTTGGGACGCTTAAAGACTACCGTAAATCTACGGATCGTAACATCAATCGCTCCGGACTCTCCGCCCCCGCCTTCTCCCCCGCCGCCGGGATCGGCGCCGTTCTGAAATTCACGCCAATAACCTTTGGAGGCCCCGGTACTGCTCACAGTGTTCGAACCGTTATTTTTCCAAATAACACGGGAGCTTCGCGTGTCCACATGGGTAAAAGTACCGTAAACTCCGATTCCACCGGTCGAAAAGGTTTCTTCCACGTAGTTTGCTACGGCTAAGGGCGGTACACCTCGAAGCTGAATATCAGCGGCCGTCCCTTTCGTATGCTGACTGGATGCCGCACCACCTACCGCGGCATTATACGATGGAGTACGGTACCCGGACGTTATTGTAATTCCCGAGCCGAAAACGCCGCGAATCCTCTCCAATCGTTCGACAAGAGCATCGTCGATCAGCACGGTATCCGATCCATCATTACACGCAAACTCGCGAACCTTAAAATGTGCCGATACATTGGTGTTTGCGTCGGTTCTCATGCTATACTTCTGTACCGCCATTGTTTACCGCCTTTTTAATTTCTTCCACCATAACCTTAATCTGTGTTAACATTTCATTCATGTGTTCATCTGACTTTGTCATTTGATAATAAAAAAGCAGACACATCACGATCGGAAATCCTACCGTGGAAATATAAGACATAATCTGTTCCATTCGACCCTCCTTTAACGGATCATATTTAAAATCTCCAAACCAATCCGCTTGACGCGCTGGTTTTCAAAATATAGAAATCCCTGCTCGTATCCCTGAATCATCAGATTCAGCCACGCAATTTTTCTTCCTCGATTTGCAAAATAGGTATTTTCGGTATGGTCTTCTCTGGTTAATGCATAGGTTACACGTGACTTGTCGAAAGTAGAATCCATATACAGGTACCCATTTCTGCGATCAAACCAAAGCCCATACTCATTATCCAAATATACAAGATTGCATACGCTCTTGACATCTCCGGTTTTCTTTTTAATAAAGTCCTTAGTATCTTCAACATATTCGTTCTCTATTGCATATTGCCCGAACTTAGATCCCTCGATCAACTGCCCGAACCGAGTTGATTTTTTCTTTTCTCGATAATCTTGTGATAAGGTATGTTCCAAGTAAATTAATCCATTATCCGTTAGTTTCCAACGCTTTTTCCCGTAAGGCTGGGATAAGTTAAAATAATCATAATAAACATTGGAAACATTAATACTATTGGATAGAAAATATACCGGAACATCATTCATTCGAGATATCGTTTCATAAAGGTCCAAAAATAAGCGAATCTCATTTTTTAAGTATCTCTTGCTCTGAAATTCATCAAAACATATGGAAGTAACTCCGGCGTAAGATACAGATTTATCTTTTCCACCAGTATTTAAGTCCACTCCATAACCCATGAGATTCCATCCACCTTTTTCTATTCCACGATCGCGCTCATAAAAGAAAGTTCCGCTTCTCCCCGTCGTTATTTTGAATTGTGTTTCCGGATATAAATGTGTAATATCTTTGAAAAAAGACTTTGCCGCCTTTACTAATTCATTTTCAAATCTTCGTAAATAGACAAAATTTTCACCTTTTTCAAAATAATTTTTACAAGCGATCTGCGTTTTATATCCGTAAGTCTTACCATTTCCTCGTTCGCCTGTGATAAAATTAAATAATGCTTTCTTTTCTAAACAATTATCATAACTATAATACATTATTTCGCCCCTTTTAAGAATGTACAGGCGCAGAAGAACACTATTCCCATAGCTATAGATCTCCGGGCGGGGCTTAATCCGTGGATTCCCTTCATCATTCTTTCCGCTAACCTGTACATATTTATTATATCAAAAAATGTGCGTATAGTCTATTTTAAATTAAATGTAGTTTCAATTAATACAGCCCCGCCTTCCGTTTGGGTGAGCATTAATTTTCCTGTATAAATCTGACCTGTTTTAAAGTTATCATACGTGACTTGTTCATAACATTTTGCTGGCAGGCCCGCACAGGTGATTAATAACTCGCCGTCTTTTTCTCCAATGTATCGTTTCGCTCTGATATATCTTGCTCTATCAAATTCTTTTTCAATTTTAAAATATCCTAATTTTTCATTGTCTATTGGAATATTGTCTGATTTTTCTTTTAAGTGCAAAGAGTCTGTGTCGCAGTAAATAAAGCTGTCGTAATTTCTCTGCGCATAGGATATGATATGTTTTCTTGCATACGCGGTGACAAATAATCCAACAGGCAAATAATATTCTGGACGAAATTCTGGTGCCATTGTTTGGAATCGTAAAATATTATTTTCTAAGTAAGGAATTTTTTGTGATTTTAACGGATTCGTCGCAAATTTACCATATGTCGAATTTTGCATCTGTTTTGAAATAAAACGTAACCCATTATTCCCTTCTCTTCCTGCCTTTTCTTTTACTGCCGCCCATTTTTGGATGAACTCAGTGAAGAGATTCTCTGTGCCGCGAAAATAGTAAACTTTATGCACTTTAAAATACGCAACTTCATAATGTTCTAAAAACATTTCATAGTCAACCGAAGTTAAGGTTAAATTCACAATTTCACTTTTACTATTTTCCAGATACTCTCTTCCGTTAAATAACTGCGAATTTTTAATCTGTATCGTAGGCAATTTACCATCTTTCAACCAAAATTCACAATCAAAATTAATAATAAAAAGACTATAGCCGGTTATCTCTTCCAGATCATGGGTGATGATCGGCGCCCCGAATGGAAATATATTTTCTGACATGGCATAAGGGTAAAGAGAATTTACGTCGTAAACAACTACATTCTCAAATTCTTTTCCCTCATATCCTTTTTTTAAATAAGTCCATCCACCGCGATAGGCATGTCGTAACTCTTTATCAATAGATAATGCTAAATTTTCTTGCTTTGATAAGTTTAAATTCGTTAGATATGGTTCATCATTTTGCAAAATTGGAAAGATTCTTTCAAATTTTCGTTTTCCTATCGTTTCTTTCAAGTCATTCATCGCCACAGAAGATAACGTTAGTCGGTTAATGTTATTCTCAAACATTTGATTTAACGAATCTCTTAAAATAATGACATCATTTTTTAAGTACTCAAAATCTTGCTGAGATAACGAACCTCCAATTTCTCGTTCTTCATCGTAATCAATTTCTAACTTCTCAATTCCCAAGTTAAATGTCTTTGGCATTTTACTAATCGGCATAGGAATCAACTTCAATGAATCAACGAAAGTAACTTTAAAAATTTTCGTTACTCTTTTCTGGGTCGTATAGTAAAAATTGCATTCAATTTTATACCATTGATTTCGATCTGTAATTAATGTACGAAATTCACATGCTTCTTCTAACTTCTCTTGCCTATGTCTCCATCCGTTTTGTAGTAAATAATTTACAATAAAACTGCCATCAAATTTGAGATTGTGAAAATAGATTTTGCTTCGTTTCTTCAATTTATAACAAAATTCAATAAAAGATTGAATATTTGTACCACATTCAAAAGGAGAGTTACAATCTAAATTACTAATCCCCCATGCCCAAACTTCCGTTTTTTCTGGATCCGTTGTTGTTTCAAAATCTGCCGCAAAAATCTCCGTCTTAGACATAGGATTTTACTTGCTCAATTCCCCATAATAATTCTTGAATTTTCTGCTCTGCGGAAATTGGCATGTAAATTATAAATTCGATTGTAAACACATCTCGATAATCTTCCGTTAACGCTAATTGGTAAAATTCTTCCGGACTAATATCCCCCAGAGCTTCCTCTACTGCTCCTCGTATTTCTGCACCTAATTCATCTTCTATCCCGTTTAAATAGTTTTGATAATAAGAATCAACATTTCTTTCTTTTGATAAGTCAATCATTAGATTTCGTTTAAACCTTGACCATTGATTTGGATCGTTAAAACGGGCTTCATCAAAGGGCACAGGTTCTTGCAAACTTTTTTCTTGTGATGCTGTCCATCCAGATCTTCCTTCTACAAACCTACCATATTTTTCTGCTCTTTTTCTTCTCTTTTCGTTTCTTCTCTGATTTAATCTCGCCGTTTCTGATATGGCATAAGTAGATGTTAAAACGTCTTTTACTCTCACAATTTCAAGATTCTTCGGTGATGGTATTTTCTTCATCTGCTTTACTTCCGATCGTAATGCTTTCATATTTGGGAAGTTCTTCATTAACTCATCTACAGATCTACGAGGAGGTGCATAGCTCTTACCGAACTGTTTTTCAATTCTTGTAACGGCGGCGTTATAACTTCTTACCGCAGAAGCGGCGAATTGTCGCCGCTTGCGGTAAGCCTGTGTTTGTTTTGGCTTCTTTGCCATATTTTAACTCCTATACTAAATTAAATGTGGCATACTTTTTCATTCCTGTTCCTTCCTGACGGATTTCAATGGTGATCGGTTTGTTTAAAATAACTTCCTCCCCAAAGATCAACTGATAATTTCTTACAGCCCCAGCAAAACCTCTGGATAAGGCAGAATAAGATTTACCTGCTGTGTCAATGATAATTGTTCTTGGTAATACTTCGATTTCCCCTGTCTGCTGTGATTTCATCTCTACTGGATAAACTAACCAAGCCTGCACTTCAATCTGCTGACCGTAGCAGTCTGAAATTTTGTAATCCGGATTGTTCAAAGCATTGAAAACATTCATTTTCAATTCTTCAGGTAAGGTCTGCACTGTTTTCTGTACGCTTAATTCGTTCATTTTATTTCCTCCTATTTTAAAAAGAAAAGATTATATATTCAATAAAGAATCTCTCAATTCTTTAATGACACGATTTAAATCTAAAATATCAATTCGTTCTAATTTATCAGTAATATCTATCCAATCAAGTACTGTTTGTTCATCTTCAGATTCTTGTAAGTCTAAACAGACATCGTCGGTAAATAGATTATACCACAGACTATAAGGTTGGTTTCTATATATTCTATCACGTATTTCAAATAATGCTTCAATTTTTCTCATAGATTCTGCAACACCTCACTATACATGTTCATTGTGTATAAATAGGCAAATAAGTTATAACCAAAATATAATACTCCAAGAGCTATGATTGCAATGCCTATCCAAAAATATTGTTTTTTCATTTTATTTGCTCCTTTCCTGTAATACTTTAGAAGAAAATTATAATAAACTCAAGCAGTAACATTACAATTCCTATCCAAAAATATTGTTGGTTATTTTTTCTTATATTCATAATATTCTCTCTCATCCATTAGGACGTATTCGTTTTCAACTTTTACGATCTTTTTTCTTTCACAATTCGCTTTCTTTGCAAAGTATCTGGAAATATACCTTCCTGTTTCTGGATTAATTCCCTTTTTCTCATATTCTGTTTGAGGTGGTTTTCGATGTCTCTTTCGATATTCAATATCTGCAATCGCTGTACTGGCTTTGTAATACCGGCGATGATAAACATAACCCTCAGGATTTTCAATGTAATTCCCATTGATGGTTAAATGCAAACGCCAATTATCTTTATCTTCATAAATTCTATCTTCCCATGACTTTGCAATACACTCAAAGTTTTCTCTTTCATTTTCAGGAAGTTCAAAGAAAAGATAGTTATTTTTTAAATAAAGTAGAATATATTCTTCTGCTTCTTCTTTTGTCGGAAAATCCCCAAAAATTCTATTAAATTGTGTTTTAATATAATATTTACATTCAATCGGTATGATCAGAAATCCATACATTTCGTACCAACGCTTTGGGGCTAAATCATGTCTTTTTTCCGAATAATGTAAGTCCTTCAGATCAATATCTAAAACTTCTTTAAAGTCTATATACATTCGTTTCCTCCTTAATTAATCTCAAATTCTTCTGCAAAAGTTTCATAGTGAAGATATACAAAGCGGTCCATGAAATCCTCATCACTGCAAGGTGCGAGTTCCCACGCGACACGTTCGCGAAGTTCATCATCCATATAGTGCTCAAAAGTGCTAAATTCTTCAACCTGACCAGTTCTCTTGTTAACTACTAACATGTTATTTCCTCCTATCCAATTACCATTGCGGTTATGATTGTTTTGATTTCTTGATTAGATAATTTGTAAAGCTTTAATAATGCAATTGCATTGTTGATGCTTGAACACATCATTAATGCTTTGTCCTGATTTGGTATAAGTTGCTTAATTGCTTTTGCTGTTTCCTTTGTCATCTTTTGATCTCCTTTCCTTTTG